GTCTGTAACAATAAATATATAATCTTTACCTCGTGCTGCACTAACTATTTTTGACCCACTATCTAATTGAAATGTTCCTGCTGTATTAGTTGAAACAGGCACATAGTCTGTTCTATCTTCTTGATCTGAAAAACGTATAAACATTTTATCTTGTGTGTTAATAGACCCAATAGTTGTTTCTGTTCCCAAATGAATTAAGTGTCTATCTGTATCTGATACAATTGTCATAACACTAGCTGTAGGATTTGTGGTCACAGCAGTTGCTCTTGTAGTTACACCACTTGTTGGATTCCATTCAAAGGTGCCACCATTTTTAATTGTTGCTATAAGTATTGTGCCATAATTATCTAATGACCAATTACCAGGCTCTAGACTTGTAGCTGAAGCAGAGGTAGCTGAACCCCAAGCAGTAGAACCATTCCAAACACCTGTACCCCAACCAAAACCAAGTGTCTGTGTGGCAGAGCCAACAGGAAAATAAGATTGTACTGATCCTGATCCTGCTGCAGTAATTCCTGCACCTGATTCACTTGAAGGCATAGTAATTGTAAAACTATTTGTGGCTGCTGTAATAATTTGAAAAGGGTTGTCAGTAAAGTTAGCTGCAGTAAATCCTGTACCGCTTCCAGGCATAGTGACTGATGAAAAAACAACAAACTCACCTGCTGTTAAATTATGAGAAGTTTTGTTTACTGTTACTGTTGCAGAGCCATTTGTAGAAGTAAAAGTCAAACCTGTTATTGCAGTTTCAAGAGGACTAATATCATAAATACCACCACCATAAAATAAAAACAAACCTTTACTTGTACCTATAGCTATGTATTCCGTGCCATCTCTATCAGTCCAAATGTGTGAGGCTCTTGCTACTCCAGGTAAAGTTGTTGAAACGGCTTGTTGCCAACCACCAATTTTTTCAGGTTCACCATAACGAAAACGAACAAAGTCACCATCTGTCCATTGGTTTGCTGCTTCACTTTGTGTTATTTGTTTGTTAAAACCACCTTTGAAGGGTATACGAATTAAAGGCATGTCACCTCGCAGTCACAGGGTTTGTTCCGTCCCCAACGAATGGATGTTCAGCAAATGCCATGTAAACATATGTCCTACCACTCCCATTAAAGTTTTCGTATGTTGAACGTGCCTTAAAACCATTTGCACAAAAATCAATACCACCTTGAGTTTCAGCTGCATTAGTTCTATTTGGAAATAAAGTTCCTAAATTTACACCTACTGGATTAAAAGGGTTCATTTTGTTATTATACATAACCCAGTTATTTGCATGAGTTGTGCATTTAATCATTAAAAATGATGGCTTAAAACCAGTATAAACAAACGCACCATCACTTGACCCGTTTCCCGTGTAGCTAGAAAGTTTTGAATAGCCTTCAACTTCATGAAAAACATACGCAACCATATTATCACTACCACCCCACCCGTGTGATGTAAATGTTGTACTTGTTGGAGCAGAACCAGCACTTTGAGCTGAAAAAGTATCAGATGTGTTTAATTTTCCATAATCGTAACTACCATCAACAGCAGTAGTATAAAACCACCAATCACTAGCTGAATTCAACCTTTTTTGTATCACAATTTTTGGTGTGCTAGATAATCCATGTCCAACTGTGCTTTGCCCTCCATCACCTGTCCATTGGACAATAGAAAATCCAGCAGTGGTATTCGCCTGAACAGTTGAGCTAATTGAACCATTAGAATTACTTGCAGTAGTTCCTCCGTTTGCTACCCAGTTCCAGCTTACATAAGATTCACCACTTGTATTAATTGACACATCATCTTCAATTTGTTGACCACCTTTTAAAAACTTTTGCAGACCATCAGTTGTTGTACTTTCGGCACCAGTTGTATTAGAATGTAAATCCTTTTGTCTGCCTCTTGAACTATCATATAACTGGTGATTGTCAGTACTATCCCTATTCTTCATCCACACCAATCCACTCACCCCTTTTGCAGTCTCTGGCAAGTTGTCTTGTTGTAAAGCCACAAAGCCAGTTGGTGGTGTGTAGTTCCAAGACTTTTGACCAAAGTTAGGAGTGTAACGTAAATCAGCAACAGTTGTTGAATTTTTAAATAAGGGAAAATAAGTTTGATCATCAACTAAAGGTTGTGCAGAACCAACAATGCTATTGTTTTTATAATAACTTATTTCATTATCGTCTAAATTTAATGCGATACTAATAACATCACCTGCTGTGAAAGTCGTGGAACTGCTAACATTAGTACCATTGTGAAAATAATAGCCACGACTATCTATGTAACTTGAAAATGGACTGGTTGTACTCCCTGGGTCAGAATTTAATCTAGACCACTCAGCAACTCCTACACCAGTCGCATAACCATTGGCAGATGAACCAGTGCCTGATAATGTTACTTCCCAATAATACTTACCTGAACTTGCACCAAGTGTGCCTAAAACATTTCCAGGATATGCATTGTTCATTTCTACATTAAGATTTCCTTCAGCAAAGGTCATGGACGAGTTAGAAGCTGTATTCATATCAATGATCGCATGATTCTGGGTAGGACTATCGGTGGTCTGGTCTCCAGCTACAAGACCTGAATTACTAAAATCATTCTCATTTCCACTGGTGTCGTCTCCAAGTGCACTTGACGATCCAAACTGTAATCTGAATCCATTGGTGCCGTAAGTGATGCCTGTTAATGCTTTGGGTATCCATCTGCCAGTTGATGTGTCCGTAAGTCCAAATGTGTCAGGTGTTAATGCTGAACCATCAACTTGATTAAATTCTGCAAGGTAACCATCAAAATCATAAGCACCACCAGTTGTGCTGCCTAGTCTAAATGTCGCTGAACTATAATTAAACTGAGTAGTGTCAGCAGAACCAGCATTTGTTTGTGATGAAAATGAAGTAATTCTATCTCCATCAACATAAAGTTTAACTCTATCGGCTGCTGTACTATCGTTAGTATTTACAGATAACATGATATGATACCATTTACTGGTATCTTCAAATGTTCTATTTGTTACATATAAATGACTAGAACCACTTCCAATTCTTGTGGCTATTGTATTATTTGTGTTAAATCTAATATACCCATCATTAGTTGATGAGCCATCATATGAAGTAAAAATATAATGAATGTTACCTGAATTAACATTTGCCCTTTTAACCCAAAATGAAATTGTTACTCTCGTCCTATCTCCAGCATCATTTGTCCTTGATAAATAAGCATTGTCAGCATCATTAAATATAACACTATTAGCAATCGTTCCATTATCTGTAAAAGGTACGAAACGTCCGACACGTTGCCCCCCGCCATTGCCTTCATACGTAGAAACGAAGAACTGTGTTTCGCCATTTGGTATTGTTGGTGTTGGCATGTTATTAACTCCCTAAATTAGTTGTATTGACTGCGACATACCCTGTTGGTGGGGTATAGGTAAATCCATTTGCACCCATATTAAATATTAATTTTGAACTGCTTGGTGAAGTATAAAGACTTGCACCTGGACCCAAAGGAGCACTTCCAGTATATGTTGCAAAGTGATTACCAGAATTTAATGCACTATTATTTTCATAAAAATAAAGTCTTTTGGTAGAACCATCATAAGCAACTCCATACACAGCACTAGCAGTAAATCCACCAGACCACGTTGGACTACCATTAGCTGTCCAATTAGCACCAGCATAAATATTTGAAGTAAATGTACTATATCCTAAACCATAGCCATCACCACCACCATTCAAAGTTGCACTTGCTGGGTTATTTGGATTATCTACACCTCCTATACCTAACATATTAACTGAACTACTGTTATCAGATGCAAGATATGTTATTTCCCAATAATATTTATTTGTATCACTTGGTAATATACCCATTGTTGGTAATACAAGTCTGTGAGTAGATTGTAAATTTGGTGGTGCGACTTCTAAATTACCATTTGTATAAGTACATCCATTATTTAACAATGGGTTCATCACACACCAGTTAGTTGTTGGTGAGTCAGACATCTGGTCGTTTGATGCAAGTCCACTTGTTGTGTAATCATTGCCTTGACCTGATTCATCATCTCCTAAATCAGAGCTATCTCTGCCATCAATTTTAAATCCATTTGTTCCATAACTGCCAGTGTATTCTTTTGGTATCCAGATTCCTTCACTTGTCGTTTCACCGAAATAGCTAGGGTCATAAGCTAAACCATCTAAATAATGTATTTCAGCCATATAACCATCAAGTCGTGTATTGGAATTACCACCTCTACTGCCAAGATAATGTACATCTGCACTCTTTCCTACATGACCTTCAGCACTTTGTGATGGATATGTTTCAGTAGCAAAGTCAGTTACTCTTTGACCGTTAATATACATTCGTTGTCTTTCACTTGATACTGCATTAGTTCTATCTGCTACACATAAAATATGATACCAAGCAGAATGGTCTCTTAAGTATTGAGTAGTTTTTAAATCTGCTAAAGTACCAGTTCCACCATCATTATGAGTGAACCATTGTAACTGTTGATTTGAACCCTCTATTCTTATATCTTCTTGTGCACCACTACTAGTATTATAAGCAATTAAAAAATTACCTCTTGTTGAATTATAAGGTGGTGATTTACCTAGCTTTGTCCAAAAACTAAATGACCAAGTCGTACGACTTCCGTCTCCACTATATGTTTTTTGCATATATGGACTATCAGCTTCATTAAATCTAATTGATTGGTCTATTTCATATACGGTTGTGCCTGATCCACCAGCACCTGAAAGAACATTATTTTGAAATACCATTTATACCTCTTGTATTATTTAACATCTAGTGATGCTGCCATATGCACACTAGAACTCGATAACACAACGTAGTCAATACGGTCAACGGCAGAAGCTGTCGTTGTCAATGTAGGAGCCGTACCCCCAACAAACTTGTAAGCACTATTAAATGATAACGTCCTTGATCCAGTACCGTCCTGACGAACAAAGAAGCTTCCGGTTTGTCCTGATTGAACATTGGTAGGAGCACCTAAGTTTCTGTTACCACCTAATCTAACATCAAAGTTTTGACCACTGTTAAAGTTTACTGAGATCGTTGATGCATCAGTTAATGAAACAATATCAGCAACGGCTGACTTTGTAATTCTAAGTTGTTTACCCAGTGAGTCAACAGCACTTACAGATATAGCTGTTGTTGCAAATAGTTTAGTTGTATCTGTGATTGAGCTTGAAATACTTGTTGTAATAACTCGTGTTGAATCTACGGCTGTGGCTGATACCGTACCACCAACTGTGATCGGGCCAACAGCACCACCTTCGGTAGATAGTGCACTAACACCTACTGGGTCAACGGAGTTGTGAACATTTACACCATCACAATAAATAAACTTTGAACCACCACGAGGAGCAATAATATTCGTTGTTGTTGCGGCTGTTTTTATTTTAACTGTATGTGCACCACCAGTTGTTTGGTTGTCAACAACATATAATTTTTCAACACTAGGAATTACTATAGTTGAGTCAGATCCTAATGTTCCTTCAATTCTTAATACAGCATTACGAGACTGATCGGCTGCACCGTTACTGGCTGTTAATGATGTTGTGGCTCCTGTTGTACTGACAACGACTACACCACCAACGGCTTCGTCAACCATATCAATAACTTGTTGGTTAAGACGATCACCCCAAGAGTTTGCATTTTCGCCATCAGCTTGTTTCTCTAATCTTAATCTTGTTGTATAACTACTAGGCATAATTAATTACTTCCTTTTACTAATGTATTATCGCCTCCAGCTGGTGAGGCATTATTTCTCATATCATCCTGTCTTGTCCTTCTGGCTTCATTTAATAAGTCAGTAAAGGCTCGTTGATACTCTTGTTCCCAAATTTGAGCCGCAGAGTAATTTTTCATAAACATACAAGCTTCCTTCATACTAGCATAAAACAATGCATTAGAACAATATTCAGTAAAGAAATTCTCTTGATGCACTGAGGTAGCTGCTGTTGGTTGAACGATATAAGACATTTCACAATCATAAGCCGACACGGGTGTAGGAGCTATAAGTAAATTATTAAAACCAAAGTTTGCATAATATCTAGGCACTCCCACACTTGTACGTTGTGGCCAATAATCATTTAAATATTCGTCTGTCTTTTGTAATAAATTAATACGTGTGCCGTCAGACTTTATAATATTTAAATTTTTTATAATTAATGTATTTACAGGTTTGGTAATAAATGGATCACCGATAACCATGTTTGATGTTGCATATTGCACAACACCATATGAATCTATTTCTCTTGTTAATCTTGCTTCAGCTCTTTCAATAAAAGCTGGGATGTCACCTACAAACTCTGTGCTAGTATCTTCACTTGTTGTTTTAATTCTGTTTACTAATTGGTTAAATGTTATACTCATATCTTCTTAGCCTTCCATATTTCAGAAGTACCACCAAAAACTTTAGGTGTCCATATTCCTCTTATGTGTGTTCTAAATCTAGCACTAACTCCTGTTAATACCAAGTTACCGTCACCATTTATATTTGGTGATATAACTCTTGTTCTAATTACTGGTTGAAAATTAACAACAGAACCCATCCCTGAGTGAACTGTACAATAATAATATAATGTAGTTGGACCATCATTCTCAACAAATATTTGTGTATATGCCCCGGGATTACCTGGAGTTCCCACAGTTTGTACATTAACTGTGTATTGAGTTCCTCCTCCATGTGTACCGTTTGGTGTTAAACTAAATCTAAAAGGGTGACCAGTGTTTGTACTATCAGATTGATCAAAGGTAAATAAATTTCTATCTTTAACTAAATTTAAACCATACTGTTGTTTACCATCTATTAAATATTTATTACCACCACTAGTGCTTTTTACTGTTACCTTAAATGTTTTACTTGTGTAAATTACTGGATTAGCTCCAGCTTCTATGTTTTCATTACCTGTTGTAAATGTCGCCGATGTTTGTGATGGTATAACATTTGTTCCAAAAAAAGCTATGGCATCTCTTACGGTAAATCTTGGTGCTAATCCTGTTAAAGAAACTTTTGGGCTACCTGTGAGTGTTGGACTTCTTAATGTAGTCGTTAAAGATACCCCTGTTACATTACTTGTCTTAACAACTTCAACGGTTGCTGATCGTAAACTAAATCCTATATTTGCTCTGGTTACCGATACGTTTGCATTAGCTGTTGTAGATACACTACGAAGAGATAAATTTATTCCTACGTTAGATACAAAAGCCGTTCCCGGAATAACTACGTCCACAGAACGAACAGTAGTGGATAATGCAACTCCACTAACTGTAACCGAACGATCAACTACACTACGGTTCCATGCACCTGAGTTCCAAGTATTTCTACTGTATCCACTAGTAACCACAGACATAGACGATTAACCTCGACTATGAAAGTGTGATAATAGCAGTCGATGCAGCAGCAGCTGGGAATGAAATTGTAAATGTACCGTTAGTCGACACTTTATCAGACCCAAAGTCTAAAACAGCAATAGCTTTATTACTATTAGATGAATTATATATTAGTGCTCCTCTAGCTGAGAATGTTGTACTCGTAAAAGATATATCAGCAAAATCAATAATTGCTGTTCCACCAGCAGCAGATGTTGCGCCGAGCGATATAGTTACACCAGTTAGTGTACCACCCCCAGGAGCATACCCACCACTTGATACAACTTCATTAGACGTTGAGTACGCAGCCGTACCCGCAGACAAAGAAGCCGCACTTGTGAATAAAGCTATCTTTAAGGTATCAGTTTTAATCTGATGCCCTTCTTGTAAAACTTCTGACTTAAAGGAATTACATACAGCTTGTGTTATGGCCATTTTTAGTTACCTCTCTTTGTAAATGTTGAATCATCGGGACTCCATCCAGCATCGCCAGTTGTAGCTAGTACGACTTCCGGACGTGCATCCCTCAAGTTTTCATCGTCATTAATTCTTGGAGTTTTGTTCTGCGGGTGATCTAATATATTATATCGACCATCCGTTTCCGAAGCTCCAACAACCAACCCCGTCG